ATTGGCCGAGTGTGCCGAGGCGGGGACGCTCGAATGGCGCCGGCTCCGTTCGGCGGCCAACGAAGCCCTCAGCCAAGTGCTTCGGTTGTCGCAGCGGTTCGGCCTGACGCCCGCCGATCGGGCCGGGCTGCACGTCGAGAAGGAAGATAAGCCGCAAGAGTCCGGCAAGTCGCGGTTCTTTTTCGGAGCGAATTAGTGGATATCCGCCAGGTCGCAAAGCTGATCCCCGGTTACGACCCGTTCGCCACCGCCGGCGAATGTTGGTTCGACGAGAAGGACGCGCAACTGGCGTACGATTTCTTCCCCGAGTGCCTGCGACACATCGAGGGAGCGGTAGCCGGGAAGCCGTTTGTCTTGGAATCCTGGCAGATAGCCATCGTGGCCAATCTGTTCGGTTGGAAGCGGCGCGACGCCCAGGGACGCACGGTCCGACGCTACCGAGAGGCGTTCATTTATGTGCCGCGGAAAAATGGCAAGACGCCTCTGGTCGCCGGCATCGGCCTGTACGTCTTCTTCTGTGACGACGAACGCGGACAGCAAGACTACGTGGCCGCGGCCGATCGCGAGCAAGCGGGAATGTTGTTTCGCCACAGCCGCGGGATGGTCGAACAAGAGCCGGAACTGGCCAAGCGGTGTCGCATCTACGGCGGCAATGCGGCCGCCGGCCAGTCGCGGTCGATCGTCCGCGAGTCGGACGGCTCCTTCATCCGCGTCGTCTCAGCCGACGCCGACACCAAACACGGCGGCAATCCCCATCTGATCATCATCGACGAGCTGCATGCCCAGCCGAACGCGGAGCTATACGACGTCCTGCACACCGGCATGGCGTCACAGAACCGGGCCCAGCCGCTCTTCATCACGCTTACCACGGCCGACTATGACCGCGAAAGCGTCTGCAACGAGCGGTACGAATACGCCTGCAAGGTCCGCGACGGGAACATTCCCGACGTTACCTTCCTGCCGGTGATTTACGAGGCCACGGAAAAGGACGATTGGACGTCGCCCGATACTTGGGCCAAGGCCAACCCCAACCTGGGCGTCTCGGTCTCGATCGACTATCTCAAGAGCGAGTGCGAAAAGGCCCAGCGGATCCCGCGGCTGCAGAACACGTTCAAGCGGCTCCATCTGAACCTCAAGACCAAGCAAGACGTCCTCTGGCTGCCGATTGAGGCATGGAACGCCTGCGGCGGCGATCGCCTCGCCCTGCCCGCCGGCGTCCCCGTCTTCGGTGGCCTCGACCTGGCCAGCAAGATCGACATCACGGCGCTGGCCTGGCTGTGGCGCGCCGACCGAAAGGTCCTGGTCAAGCTCCGGTTCTGGGTGCCCGAGAACCGCATCAAACGGCTGGAAAACGAGGAGCGTGATCCGCGCTACAGGCTGTGGCAAGAGGCCGGATGGTTGGAATCGACGCCGGGCGACGTGGTGGACTACGACTTCATCCGGGCCGCGATCCGCGCCGATTCCGAGCAGTGCAGTGTGCAGCAGATCGGATACGACCCGTGGAACGCCACCCAGGTCGCCGTCGCGTTGCAGGAACAAGACGGCTTCGCGATGGTCGAGTTCCGCCAGGGCTATGCCTCCATGAACGAACCGTCGAAGGAACTGGAGCGGCTCATCACCGCGCGGGAGATCGTCCACGAGAACAGCCCCGTGCTGAACTGGATGATCGAAAACGCGAAGGCCCGCCCCGACCCTGCCGGCAACATCAAGCCCGTGAAGCCCGACCCGAGCGGCAAACAGAAGATCGACGGCGTGGTGGCCATGCTGATGGGCTTGGGCATTGAGATGCGGCAATCTGACTCCACCAGCGCCTACGAGTCGCGCGGCGTGCTGTACGCCGAGGACGTCGGCGACTTCGACGACGAAGAGATCGCCGACGGCAACGATGAACCCCTGCAAGACGAGGAGAACGAAGATGTTTGAACGTTTGGCCGGCCTATTGATCGTGATCGGAGCCCTCTTGGTTGTTCTGGCCGCGTGGATGGTATTCCCGCCGGCGGGAGTCGCCACCGCCGGCGTGTTCTGCATTTGGCTCAGCTTTGGACTGACGAGGATGATCCGAAATGATAGCGAAAATAATTAGCAGCCTGATTCCCGGCCGCGGGGCAATGGACTACGGTCCGCTCTCCGACTTCTGGTACAACCCGGTCGGCACGCCGTCGTCAGCCGGCGTCGCGGTCAAACCCGACAACGCGATGGCGGTGTCCGCCGTTTTCGGCTGCATCCGCCTCTTGTCGGAGATCATCGGCGGGCTGAACTTCCGCGTCTGCCAATACCAGATCCGCAACGGCCGCATCTACCCGACCGACGCCCCGGAGCACGAACTGTACGACGTCCTCTACCGCGCGCCCAATCGGTGGCAAACGGCGTTGGAATGGGGCGAGATGGGCGTGGCACACATCGCCCTTCGCGGCAATTTCTACTCCCGGATTATCCTCAACGAGGAAGGCCGCGTGGAGCTCGTGCCGTTGAATCCGGATCGGGTGATGCCCGAGCAGCTCGCCAACCGCATGATCCGCTATGTTTACCGGCCGAAAGTCGGCCAGTCGGAGATCCTCGGTCCAGGCGAGGTCCTGCACGTTCGCGGCTTGTCGCTCGACGGAGTGCTGGGCGTCTCGGTGCTGGAGTTCGCCCGTAATTCCGTGGGCACGGAGATTGCGCAGGAGACGCACGGCGCCAGCCTGTTTAAGAACGGGGGATTGCCGACCTTCTGGATCAGCCGGCCGCGGGAAGCGAAGTTCACCCCCGACGCTCGGCGCAATTTCCGCAGCGGCTGGCGAAAGCTCCACGGCGGCGCGGAGAACGCCGGCAATCCGCCGATCCTCGAAGACGGCATGGAGCTGCACGAGTTGGGCCTCAGCAACCGCGATAGCCAATGGCTGGAGTCCCGCGCATTCCAGGGCGAGGACATCTGCCGCTTCTTCCGCGTCCCTTCTCGCATGTTGGGTTTCAAGAGCGCCGATCCCAAGGCGAACGTCGAACAGGAATCCATCGAGTTTGTCCGCTACACGCTCAAGCCCTGGGCCAATCGTTGGCAGCAGGCCTTGGGCCGCGACCTGATCGTCGATCCCGAGAAGCATTGCGTGGATATCGACCTGGACGAGCTGGAACAAGGAGATAAGCTCTCGCGTTACACGGCCAACAACATCGCCATCCAAGGCGGGTGGAAACTGGTCAACGAGATCCGGGCCGTCGAAGGCGACGACCCGATTGAGGGCGGCGACAAACCCCGGTTTCCGATGAACATGCAGCCGGCCGGCGGCGGTCCCGACCAGAACGAGCAGGGCGGCCAACCGGGCAAAGGCAGTCCGAAACCCAAGCAGCAACCGGCCGACCAGGCCGATGACGGCGAAGAGGACCCGACCGCCTACGAGAAGCGGCAAAAGGCCAAAAAACAGAAGAAGAAACAGAAGGCCGCCGCCGCGTTCGCTCCGCTGCTGGAAGACGCGGCCGCCCGGATCGCGGCCACCGAGATCCGCGGACTGGCCCGTCGCGCCGACAAGGCCGGCGAAGATCGCAAGCGGTGGAACGAGTGGGCCGCCGAGGTGTACGAAGGGGTGGCAGCCTGCACGACGAAGATTCTGGGGCCGATCGGGACCGCCTGGCTCGCTGCCACCGGCGAGTCAATCGACGTGGCTCCGATGGCCGCTGCGATCGTCCGGGAGGCAGACCCCATCTTCGACGCCGCCGACGTGGCCACCGTCCTGGCCCGTTGGGAAACCACCAGGTCTGCCGAAGTGCTCGGCATTTTGAGAAAGGGCTTTTTCAATGAACCCGAATGAAACGCTGTGGCTGTGCGGCCAGTGGCGGAGCGGCCTGTCGCCGACGTGCGTATGGGACTTTCAAGGCATCTTCGACACCGAAGAACAAGCCGTTGCCGCCTGTTGTAACGAAAACTGCTTTGTAGCCCCCGTGGAATTGAATGCGGTTCTTTCGGAGGAACCAACTCCGTTTCCAGAGGCCTACTATCCTTCACGAGGAAAACCGTAACATGAAACGCTACGACGCAATTCTGTCCGCGGTCCAGGGTTCGCTCTGGCCGATCCTGCCCGAAAAAATGGACGCCATGCTTGGCTTCCTCCAGCTCAAGGCCGCCGGCATGATGATCGACGCGGCCACCGTCGAAAAAGTGGCCGCCGCCAACCGGGCCGAGAAGCGAGCTACGATCAGCCGCTCGGTGGCCGTGCTGCCGATCGTCGGCGTCATCGCCCAGCGGATGGACATGATGAGCGAGTTCTCGGGCGGCATCTCGACCGAGCGGCTGGGCAAGGAGTTGGACGCGCTCCTGAACGACCCTGAGGTCGGGGCGATCGTGCTGGACGTGGACAGCCCGGGCGGCAACTACTACGGCACGCCGGAAGTGGCCGATAAGATTTTCCAGGCCCGCGGCCAGAAGCCTATTGTTGCCATAGCCAACAGCATGGCGGCCTCGGCCGCCTACTGGATCGCCTCGGCCGCCGACGAGCTGGTGGTCACGCCCAGCGGCGACGTGGGCAGCATCGGCGTGCTGGCGGTCCATTACGACTATTCGGCCCAGAACGAGGAACTGGGCGTCAAGCCGACCTACGTGACCTACGGCCGATACAAGGCCGAGTTCAATTCTGACGCCCCGCTGGGTCTCGAGTCGCTCCAGGAACTTCAGCGCCGCGTCGACGACGCCGGCGAGACGTTTGTGAAGGTGGTGGCCAAGCAGCGGGGCGTGGCCCCGCAGGTTGTTCGTGACAAGTTTGGCCAGGGCCGCATGTTCGGCGCCAAGGAGGCGGTCGACCGCGGCCTGGCCGATCGGATCGACACGCTGGAGGGCACGATCGCCCGGCTGGCCGGCACCAAGAAGGCGGCCGGCGCAGGGCGGAAGGCGGCGATTGAACGCCAGCGGCTCTCCCTGGACCAGTACCGCTGATCCTATTTCGTGCAAAATAGCCTCCTTCCGTTGGTGGTGTCGGCTGCCGGACAATCCGGCCCGCGGCTGAAAAAGCCGCGCTGCAATTGGCCGCGCGATGAATTAGGCTATCCGTTTTGACGCTGACCGAACACGCTGCTGCGGTTTGGCGGCACCCCAAGAACAAGATCGCTATCCGTCACGCCGCGGCGGGCGAGAAGCGAACTGCCGATCCCTGCGGTTGCAGACGTTCGGAGGTTTGTTTTTCGTTCGCCGTTTTCGTTTTCCCACACGAGGTAGATCATGAATTGGCGCATCCAGAAGCTGGAGGAACGCAAGAAGGCGCTTGTCGCGCAGTCCGAAGCCATCCTGGAGGCGGCCGCGAAGGAAGATCGCGAGCCGACCGAGGACGAGACCAAGATGTTGGAAACCAACCGCACCGAGTTGGAAGCGGTCGCTGCCAAGGTCAAACGCGAAAGCGACCTGGCGGCGTTCGTCCAGACCGCCCCGGCCACCGCGGTCGGCGGCGAAGGCGGATGGCCCGGCCAGGCCGGCAAGGCGAAAGTCAAAGCCGCCTTCGAGGAAGATCCGAACAAGGGCTTCAAGACGCCCCGCGAGTTCCTCATGTCCGTCATGCAGAACTGCGACCGGCCCTCCCGCGAGGCCGGCGACGAGCGGCTCCGCTTCC